ATGTTTCATCCTGATCAAACAATATTAATTGCCGCACACAAGTATACAGGTGCTCAAGAAATTATGCAAAGAATTAGATATGGTTATGAACTATGTCCTGATTTTATAAGAGCAGGAGTTGTAAACTACAACAAAGGCTCCATGGAATTCGAGAATGGTAGTAGGATAGTAAGTGCTACAACAACAGGTAACACAGGAAGAGGTATGTCTATTTCGTTACTTTACTGTGATGAGTTTGCATTTGTACAACCTACTATTGCCGATGAATTTTGGACTTCTATATCTCCTACACTAGCAACAGGTGGTCGTGCAATCATAACAAGTACACCTAACTCAGATGAAGATACATTTGCAGTAATATGGAAAGAAAGCCAAAACAAGTTTGATGTGAATGGTAATGAACAGGAAGTAGGTGTAAATGGTTTTCATGGTTTTACAGCTAGATGGGACGAACATCCAGATAGAGATGAAAAATGGAAAGAAGTAGAACTAGGAAGAATAGGTGAAGAAAGATTTAGACGTGAGTATGGTTGTGAGTTTCTTGTTTACGACGAAACACTTATTAATAGTATAAAACTTTCTAGTATGGAAGGAAGTGATCCTCAAATGAACATGGGTCAAACACGCTGGTATTCAAAATTGAAATCTACAGAAAGTTATGTTGTAGCATTAGACCCTAGTATGGGTACTGGAGGAGACTATGCGGCCATACAAGTTTATGAGATTCCTGCATACAAACAAGTCGCAGAATGGAGACATAACGAAACACCTATTCCAGCACAAGTTAAAATAATGAAGGATATCACAACATACATACAACAACAATGTGGTGAAGTCAATAACATCTATTGGAGTGTAGAAAATAATGCTATAGGTGAAGCGGCATTAATAGTAATAAACGACTTTGGAGAAGAAAACATACCAGGACTTTTTATAAGTGAACCTATTAGAAAAGGGCATGTAAGAAAGTTTAGAAAAGGATTTAACACAACCCATGGTTCCAAAATCACAGCTTGTAGTAGACTAAAAACAATGGTAGAAAATGATCAATTGAAATTGAGTAGCAAAGCATTAATAACAGAACTTAAGAATTTTGTTGCTACAGGCACTAGTTTTAGAGCAAAAGTAGGCCAAACAGACGATCTTATTAGTGCAACACTACTAGCATTACGTATGATGAATGTGTTAAAAGACTGGGATCCTAGGATATATAATACATTTACACAAGCAGAAGGAGATGAGCCTATACAACCGCCTATGCCTATCTATGTTACAGGCGGTTTAGGATAAATATTAATATGAAAAACCTTGATTCTATTGCAAATGAACTATTCAACAAAATTAGAGGAAGATATCCCTCTATTACTGTTGGTGATGGTGATGCAACCATAACAAATGCACCAAAAGAAGGAAGATTTTTTGAATTTGATTTTGCAAAAGGAAAGAAAGTTAGCATCAGTCTTGATGAAAAAGATTTGACAGTAATGTTTAGCCAAAAACTATTTGATTCAGAGGATAGTTCTAGCAAAAGCAACTGGTACAATTTTTTAAAAGAACTAAGACAGTTTGCTAAGAAAAGAATGTTAAATTTTGACACAAGAGACATTACGAAATCTAACCTTGATAAAAGAGATTATCAATACCTAAGCACGGAGAAGCAAATGAGCGAATCGAAACTATACGGAACAAGCAGAACCAGTTTCCAAAACATTGGTTCAGCAAGGATGGTAATAAAACATAACCAGCCTATCAATCAAGAACAACCAGCAGGTAGAACTAGAGATATTGCTGGTATATACATTGAAAGTCAAGCAGGAGAAAGATTTAAGTATCCAGTACGACACATGAATGGTGCAAGAGCAATGGCAATGCACGTATCAGAAGGTGGTAATCCTTATGATGATTTTGGCAAACACATTGTTGGACTTTCAGAAGAACTTTCTAAACTACGTAAATTCAAAACATACATGAATCGCTCAAATGTAATGGCTGAAGGACTTGCAGGTTATATGGAAGTTGTTAACGAAAGAATAGAGACCGTTAAGAAAACGGCACATGCCCTACAGTCAAAAGCAAAATATCAAGAAGCATTCGAAAACTTCGACAAAACCGTGCTTGAAGAAGTTCCAGAAGATGTAACAAATTCTTGGATTGATGAACTTACTATAAAACAATTTAACGAAGATCTAAAAGATGTATTTCCTTACATCTATAGATTAGTAAGTGAAGCAAATAAAGTAAAAGACTTGGGACCAGAGGATATACTTGACGAAAATAATGTTGAGGAACAAGAAGCTGAGTATCAAGATGAATACATAGATGTAATGGATGATGATGCCTATGATTTTGAACCACAAGCAGATGCTATTGTAAATGGTGCAGAATTTAATCAAGATGCTCCTATGACAGAATACGAAAGAGCATTTGAAGACTTTAAGATGGCGGCGGCCAATGCGGCGGCAAAGGGTGAGAAAGAATTTGAATATCCTGCCGGCTCAGGAAAAAAACATCCTACTAAAATGGACAAAGCAACAGCGGCAAAACTGTTAGCTGATAGCCAAACTAATGAAGAAAGTTTATCAGAAGAACAGCTCAATGAGTTCGTTCAGTTCTTAGTACCGGCACTAGTTGCAGGTGCAAGAGTAGTTGGTCCAAGATTGTTACCAGCGGCAAAAAAAGGTGCACAAATGATTGGTAAACTTGTAGGCGGCGGAGCAAAAGTAGCCGCAAGAAATCCAATTAAAACAACAGTTGGCGGAGTAGCGGCGGCTAATCCCACAGCAACAATGGATTTAGCCAAAGGTGCAGTAGATACAGCAAAAACAGTTGGTGCGTTACCAGGACAAGCAAAAGAACTAGTAAATAAAATAGGACAAAACGTGTCCGCGGCTGGTGATAAAGTAATACAGACAGCAGATGATTTAAAAGCTATGGCGGCAGGTACTTTAGATAACTTACCAACAATGGATAAAATTGCTGGAATTGCCAAACAGTATGCCTTGCCGGCGGCAGTTGTAATGGCAATATTATATGGCGGATACAAAGTTGTAGATTCAATTTTTGGAAAAGACGAAAAAGAAGCTAATGACGATGATGCTGATACAATAGATTTGAGTCCAAAAGGCGCAGGCGACGAAATGAAACAAAAGAACGAGATTCCTGTAGAAGAGTTTGTAAAGAGCATGTACGATTACACTCATAATGCTTTTCCAAAAGGGGAGACAGCAGTTCTGACATCAGTGCAAAAAGAATATGGTGACGAAGCAGTAGACGAAGCAGGTCAAGTCATGCAAGAACTTTTGGCAGGTCGTGATAGGGAAATGGCTAGAATTCAGCAACTTGCTGGCGTAAGATAGCCAAAATCCACAAATAAAGCAAAAAACTACTTGACATTATAAATAATATCATGTACAATGTTTGTTATTGTGCATGTTTAGGCACAAAGCTATAAGGCAAAAATTTAAGGAGGCATATTATGGCAACATTAGCAGAGATCAGAGCAAAACTGAAAGAACAAGAATCACGCACAGGTGGTTCACAAAGCTCCGGCGGGGACAACGCAATTTTTCCATTCTGGAATATGACAGAAGGCCAAACTACTACAGTTAGGTTCTTACCAGATGGAGATGAATCCAACACATTTTTCTGGAAAGAACGTTTGATGATCAAACTGCCTTTTGCAGGAATCAAAGGCGAAACTGATTCACGTCCTGTACAGGTACAAATTCCTTGTATGGAAATGTATGGTGATAGCTGTGAAATTCTTAATGAGGTTCGCGGTTGGTTTAAAGATCCAAGTCTTGAAGACATGGGTCGTAAATATTGGAAGAAAAGATCTTATATCTTCCAAGGGTTTGTAACTGATAATGCTTTAAGCGAAGATACAACACCCGAAAATCCAGTTCGTAGGTTTATTATTGGACCACAAATTTTCCAAATTATCAAATCCGCATTGATGGATCCTGATATGGAAGAACTGCCAACAGATTATACTGCTGGTGTTGATTTCCGTCTTACAAAAACTTCAAAAGGCGGTTATGCAGATTACTCGACTTCAAGTTGGGCAAGACGTGAACGTCCTTTAAGTGATACAGAAATGAAAGCCATTGAATCAAATGGTTTGTTTAACTTAAATGATTTTCTTCCTAAAAAGCCAAGCGAAGTTGAAGTTAAAGTGATGAAAGAAATGTTTGAAGCAAGTGTTGATGGTGAAGCATACGATCAAGACAAGTTCGGACAGTACTTCCGTCCAGCTGGCATGTCAGCACGTACAGGCGATCCTAATGCAAATAGGAACAATGCTCAGGCAACACCTACACAGGCAACAACTGAGCCAAAGGTGGATACTTCCCCAAAGCAGGAAGAAGCACCTAAGGTAGAAGAGCCTAAGGTGGAAGCAACGCCAAACACAAGTGGAAAGGCTGAAGACATTCTTTCCATGATAAGAGCAAGACAACAAAACTAAAAATATATACTAGTGGGGTTAACCCCCCACTAGGCTATTTAAGGAGGCATTATGGCAAAAGCATTTGATCCTACAAAGTTTAGGACACAATTAACAAAATCCATTACA